ATGCAGTGAATAGTGGAAATAACCACTGGCCAATAGGCGCGGACTGTATCCTTTTTTATTTAGGTGGTTTTATGTTTGTTTATTACAATCCGAATCCAGAAAAGAAAAACGTCGGGGATTGCACAATAAGGGCTTTGTCAAAAGCGTTAGGACAGAGCTGGGAAAAAACATATATCGGAGTTGTGCTACAAGGGTATCAAATGGGAGATATGCCATCGGCAAATCATGTTTGGGGGGCATACCTCAGAAAACATGGATACCGAAGAAATCTGGCAGAAGAAGATACAACGGTAAATTCCTTTGCAGACAGGAATCCCGAAGGGACCTACATTCTTGCCCTATCTGGACATGTCGTTTGCGTGCAGGACGGCACCATTTACGATACTTGGGATAGTGGAAATGAAATCGTTTTATATTTTTGGGAGAAAGGATAACAAAAATGGCTTATCAATATTATCCAAGCTATCAGTCTCCATATTATCCGCCACCTGCGCCGGATCATCTTGCGCAGCTTCGTGGACAACAGCCGTTCCAAGCTCCTATGCAGGGACAACCTGTTCCGCCACAGGGAAACACAGCCGGAAATGGAATTATCTGGGTGCAAGGGGAAGAAGGGGCAAAAGGGTATTTAGTTGCACCAGGAGAAAACCGTTTGCTGATGGACAGTGAAAACTCCACGTTTTATATCAAATCAACTGATGCGTCAGGGATGCCCCTGCCTCTTCGAGTATTTGATTATACCGAACGTACGGGGGCAAAGAAAGCCTCACAATCCGTGCAGGAATCGTCTGTTCAGTTTGCCACCAAAGAGGAATTAGCCGCTCTGGCTGCCCGCTTGGACGCTCTGACAGCGCAGAAACAACCTGCAAAAGAGCAGGGAGCTAAGGAGGACGAGAGTAATGCCTAATCCGATTTTTCAAGTTCTTGGTGGAGGGAATAGCCAATCCAATATGATGCAGCAGTTTCAGCAGTTCATGAATCAAATGAAAGGCAAGGACCCAAACGCTATGATTAACGAATTGGTGTCCAGTGGCAAACTCACCCAATCCCAACTGGATGCAGCCCAGAAACAGGCTCAGCAAATGCGAGGGATGTTCGAGGGGATGCGGGGGATGTTTGGGAAATAAATATAATCAAAATCCCGGCCGGGTTTTGAAAATAAATTTACAAAGGAGAAAAAACAATGAGTCTTTCTTCGGACAATACTGTGATGACCATGCCAGTAACTCCTGCCTATCAGGGCGGCGGTTATGGTAATTCCATGTGGGGTGGAGATTGGGCCTCCTGGATTATCCTGTTTCTGATCTTCGGCATGTTTGGCTGGGGGAACGGTTTCGGTGGCGGTTTTGGCGGTAACGGTGGTACCAATGGCCCTGGCTTTCAGGGCTGGGCTACTCGCGCCGACATCAATGAAGGCTTTGCTCTGAATGGTTTACAGAATGGACAGAATTCCATTCGTGATGCAGTGAGTAACGGATTCCATGGCGTTGATAATGCCGTTTGTACTCTTGGTTATCAGACGCAGCAGGGCTTCAATGCTTTGGGGGCACAGATGGCTCAGTGTTGCTGCGATACCCAGCGCGCTATTGATGGTGTTAATTATAACATGGCCACCCAGGCATGCGATACTCGAAACACTATCCAGAACAGCACCAGGGACATCATTGACAATGCCAATGCGAACAGCCGAGCCATTCTTGACTTCTTGACCCAGGACAAGATTACAACGCTGCAAGCCGAGAACCAGTCTCTGAAACTGGCTGCCTCTCAGGCTAATCAGAACAGCTATTTGACAGCGACTCTGGATGCGCAGACCAATGAGCTGATCCGACGCATCAACCCCATGCCCATTCCGGCCTATCAGGTTCCAAATCCTTATGCCGGTTGTGGGTGTAATCCCTGTGGCTGCGGCTGCTAAAACCTAATACATCAACTTTCCGGCATGACCGGAATGTTCGGCCCCGTGCCGATTTTGGAACAAGCGCGGCGGGGCAATAGCCTCGCCGCTATCTTTTTTGAAAGGAATGATCTTATGGCTGAATTTACTGGCGTATTTGTGCAGCAAGTGGCTGCGGGACAGAATGTCGTATTTACAGAGACCCCCGTGAGCGGATCTAATTGTGTTGTACATAGAGATGGTTCTGGCATCGTTACCTTGCGCGGTATGACAAATCAATGCCGAGCCCGTTACAAAGTTGTATTTGGCGGCAATATTGCCATTCCCACAGGCGGCGCAGTTGGACCTATCTCTATTGCTATTGCGGTGGAAGGTGAAGCATTGGGCAGCGCCACTGCTATCGTGACCCCTGCTGCGGTGGACGAGTTTTTCAACGTGTTTGCTGCGGCCTTTATTGAGGTTCCCCGTGGCTGCTGTGTGACTGTGGCAGTCAAAAATACCAGCACAGAGACGATTGAGATTGAAAATGCTAACCTGATCGTTGAGCGTGTGGCCTGAAAGGAGAGTCAATATGTATATGCATGAACTGAAAGAAAAGCTCTGCGAAGAGCTGAAGGAAATTGCTCGCAAGGGCGAGTTGGGCGCCGGAGACCTGGAGATCGTCCACAAGCTGACTGATACCATTAAAAACCTGGACAAGATTGAGATGCTGGAGGAACACGGCGATTACAGCCGGGCTGGTGACTGGGAGGCCGATATGCGCGGCACCTATGGACGAGGCTCCAGCTACCGTGGCCGGAAACGGGATTCCATGGGCCGGTATAGCCGGGATGGACGCATGTATTCCCGCACCGATGCTAAAGAACACATGATGGACCAGATTGAGGATATGATGAGTGGTGCCAACGAAAGAGAAAAGGAAATCCTGCGCCGGGCTATGGAGCAGCTGGAGAAAGCGTAAGGGGGTGCCCCCATGCTTGACCGCAAGGAAATAGATATTGAAATTGCCCGTTTGGAGTATGGGGAGAGTAGCTACCCGGCTTATGCCAAGCTGGCAAACCTTTATACTATCCGGGACTGCATGGATCGGGAGGAAGGAAAGGCGGTTCCTATTGCTTATGATGGAGGGCATTCTACTTCCCCAGATCCTCCCCGCTGGGGGGAAAGTGATTTCCTCTGTGAGGTGAAGAATAGGGACCCGGACGCTGTATGGGAAATAATAGATGACCTTATGGACACATTGCATACTGTTAATCCCCGTGTATATGAAGGAGTAATGAGAAAAATAAGGTCCTGCTAAGTGTTAGTGATTTGTTAGTAACCGTTTCTGTTCTTAAACGTCTGCGATTGTTTCTCCATCGGAAAAACAGTTGAAAATGGCTGAAAATAAAGGTAGAATACTTATCAACCGGTGTCAGGAATCCTCTTCCTTTCTTTGGTAAGGATGAGGTCGGCGGTTCAAATCCGCCCAGCAGCTCCAGAAAACCCGTTGTCCCGCAAGGGATAGCGGGTTTTTCTTGTTTTTGTTCATCTCTTGTTTGTTAGTAACCAGTCTGTAACAGATGTCTCCTCGACGGCTTTCACGAGGGTATCAATATCAATGTGTGTGTATACATTTGCCGTTGTAGAAAAGTCTGCATGACCGAGAATTTTTTGTAATAGCTCGGGCGGCATTCCTTCTTTAACGGCTCTGGAGGCGTAGGTATGGCGAGTAGCATGAGGTGTTTTCTTTGCGATCCCTAACTTATTTAGCAGAGGATAATAATCCCGGTTTCGATAATTTGCATACGTTTTTTGTCCCACATATCCTGAAAGAAACAACGGCCCTGTAGCCAATTCAGCAAAATATTTAAAATGGGCTCTTCCCTCTGGGCGAATAGGGATCACACGATTTCGTCCTGCTTCTGTTTTAGATCCACCGATCAAATATGTTTCATGGTAGTCCTCTAATCGGAGAGAAAATAATTCTCCGATCCGCATACCTGTGGAAAGAAGCATTAAAATAATTCGGGATGCTTCTGAACCGTCCTTTTCGATTTTCTCAATTTCTTCTTCAGTAAAGATTTCTTTTTCCTTTTTCTGCTTGGAATAAAGCTGAATAAATTGAGCATAGTTCTTCATAATAATCTCCTCTCGCATCGCCCATTTTGACATTTGATTGATAAGTTGCTTATACTTTTTTATTGCCTCTGATTTTTCCTTGTTTTCATCTATAATAGCCTGGAAA